GAGAAATTGTCCTGTTGGACCAAAGCCAGGAAGAGCGGGATTAACTTGACCCCAAGCCACGTTAAGGGCTTCTACAGGTGCTGTTAGTTGCATTGCTTGTCCAGCGCTTATGCTCTTACCAGCGATTGCTCCTATTACAGAACCTGCTAGAGGATATCTAAAACGCTGCACACCAAATTCATCTGTATAGAAGAATCCTTGACCTTCGTCATATTTAACGCCAGTTAAGTCATAGATAGCACTTGTTCCAGGTTGAGTCAATGCGTTAAATGCACGACCTACTTTATAGAACTGAACTGGATTATCAAGAAATAACTTAGACCAGACACCAAGAGTGTTGAACTGTGCTTGAGCGAATGGAAAAATAAGACGCATAGCATTAGCCGCTTGGCTTTGCTTTGTAGCATCATAGAATAGATTCTTTACGTAATCTGATGCTTTTTTAGAAGCAAGAGAGTTAATTGTTTCTACACTCATATTACCTTTAGGGGTTTTACCTGCAAGACGGTCTTTCACCTCTTTGTCAATTGCTCTTAGAACTGGATGCTGACGTTTTCCAATTTTCTTTCCACCAACAGTTAAACCTAGTAACGATTTCCTAGCCTCAGGTGCTAGTTCTTTGAGAGCCTTATCGGACAGAGTAGGGACATAACGACCTATAAAATCCCAATAAGCCATACGGTATTCAGGCCCAAAGTTAACAACGTTTTCTAGTTTAGTAGCCAGTCCAAAGAATGCATCTACTGCAAAATCAAGTCCTTTAGTTCTTTGTTCTAATATTCGTTTTTCACGAGAAGTAATTATTTGAGAACCAACTAAGGAATCTTTAGAAAATGTTCTAGACAACACACTTTTAAATACTTTAGATTCATCTGACATATCGGCAACGTTCTTTAGTTGCTTGTATGCAGGAATCTTTATCTTTTTACCAGAAATTTCTACGGTGTTACCACCAAGTAAAGAACGAATACTAAGAGCGCTTTCTCCGGTCCCTGATATGTTATTAATTGCTCTTAATACAGAGAAATTTTCAGGGTCAAGGTCAAACATATAGTTCTTTAAGTTCCCAGCAATTATATTGTCTGGAGAAAGATTATATCTACCATCTACTTTTTTGGTATTCCTGAGCAATAAGTTAGCAAAGTTATTTCCATCTAAACCCTGACGACCACCGCTTGCTAAAGATTCAATCATTCCTTCATAGCCTGGGCGTTGGTTAATAATGTCATCAATTATCGTATCCCAACTTCTTGGGTCTACGGCATTGGCGACAGTTTGAATAAATCTATCTGAGCCGAATCGAATTAAAGTATCAGATAAACCTTTGTAATAGGCATCGTCACCTGTAGTAATAACTTCATACATCTTACCAACAAAACCATAGCGAGTTTCACCACTGTTAATTTGGCGAGTTAACTTTTCTAAATGTATTCCTACTGCTTCTGAAAGAGCCTCTTGAACATCAGCATCTTTTCTTATGAATCTATTTCCTAATGCATCGTTATCAAACTTTGCACTTTTGGCTAAAAACTTTCTCCAAGTGCTACCGTTAGGGTCTGCTGCTATCATAGCAATATAGCCAAATGGGTGATTAAACAGGGAATCGTGTCCAGAGAATAATTGACGGAACTGCATTTCACCAATGTTACGTAGAACATAAGCAGCACGGAATGCTAGTTGAGCAGTTCTCCATCTGTCACCAAATTGCACCGAGAATTCATCAAGTGCATACTTAGCACTATAAAGTGTTTTGTTATCTTTATATCTACTAATAACACGTTTAATTTCACGAGTATCTGGAAGTTTAATTACATCATCTAGGAACTGGAATTCAAACATAGCCTTATCGCCACCGAAATCCATAAATTTTCCGTCAACTAAAGCAATTCGTGGTAATTCACCTTTAGCAAACTTTTCAGGAAAGTATGCCTTGATTAGGTTATTTTCAAATCCTTGTATTCTAAATACATCTTTTAAAGCATCTTGAAGTTTAACATCAGTAGGGTCCATTTGTTTAGCAATGGCAACGTGTGTTCTATCTATGACGTTAAATGCAACGGCTGAACGTTCATCATTATTTGTTGTTTTAGCAAGTGCTCTAATAGCATCATCTATAAGGTTTCTAGGAATGTTTGCAGAAACCATCCAGTTTTCAATACCATAGATTAATCGGTCTAAATTGTCTAAAGGAAGAACAGTCTGACGAACAAATGGTGTTCCAATTTGCTTGCTCCAGAACTTATCTATCTTCTCAATTGCTTTGATGGCATTAAATGTCTTGTCCATAGGCATAACCATTTTGAACAATGGCTTGTTCTTTGCAAGTTCTAAAGCCTGCGCATTCAATGTTAGAGAACGGTATATTTGAGGGTCATTCTCAGGTGCGGCTAGGTGCTTTAAGAATATAGATAACACTTGCTCTGTAGTGGTAGCGTCTACAAGTTCTTTAGTCATTTCAACGTCTAGTTTGCGACCAAATAAAGCGTGTAGTCTGGCAAAGTCTGTTTCTTTTGCAACAATTTGAGCAATTTGATTAAAGCGTTTTCCTAGGATATAAGAAGCAGCCTTCTTTAGGTCTGTTGCTAATTCTCCACCAAAGCCATTGACCATACCAACTTCTTGACGAAGAAATTCTTTGCGGTATTGGTTCTGTGCAATGTCTAAATTCATATCTACATACTTCTGAATACCAATGTTACGTGGGTCACTTACAATCTTAGCAATTAAAGCAGGGTCTTGAGCAGCATAGTCACGAAGGATTTCAATTTCCTTCAAGTTTCTAGCAGTATCTTTAGCAGACTTCTTTGCTTCCTTGACAGATAACTTTAATTCGTCTACGTGTGCTCTATCTCTAGCAATATCTGCTTCAATTCGGGCTAAAGTGCTAGGCTTAATCTGAGGCATTGGGTTATCTAGCAGCACATCAGTCAATGAAACTCTGCGTGCTCCAATTTTAGAACCATCTGTGACTACTACGCCACCTACACCACCATGAACAGCACGAATATTTGAGAATCCGTCAACTTTCCATATTTCTTTGATAGCATCAATCAATATTAGAGGGACATTCTCGTCTGCAACTGCAGATGCTTTAGCAATTATGGAAGCCATTGACTCAGAAGTATTACCGAATACCATTGTATCAACTAATTCTTGTTCGCTTTTACCAGCAACCTTTAAAAATTCTGCTAAAGCAGCACGTGTATCTTCTGAAATACTATTATCTGTTACCTTTTTGCCTAAGACATTAAATAATTCTGTTCTACGTTCTACTTCTGTAGCCTTAGCAGTGATAGCACGCTTGCCAAAAGTCTGATTAAGGTCAAGAATGTTTAGTTCTTTGCTAATTCCAGCAACGAATTCTTGGTCAGATTGAGTTCCAACGTGTAATTTACCAGGTGTAGGAATTTCATCAAAGTAAATTCCAGTAAATACGCCACCAGTATTATCATAATCTGCTGATAGTTGTCCTAATTTGCTTACTAACTCTTCTTGTCCACCATCATAGATAGTTTCAGTTACAAATTTAGCAACTTCAGACTTATCGACAATTGAAGCAATCTGTGCATCTCCAGCAATAGCCTCAGAACTCTTAATTCCAAGAGTAAGTAGTTTTCCTAAACGATTAACTTGGGCTACTCCAGTAGTGAGAGTTGTCTTTTGTAGTTGACGTTGCTCTTTAAGATAAGTATTTTCGGCTTTACGCTTAATGCTTGTTGCTTCTTTAGTAATAGCCTTTTGAGCACGGAGTTCTTCACGTGTCAGTTTCTTGCTTTCTTTAATAAGAGTATTTTCTTCAGCAGATAGAACTCTTCCAGCAGCAGCAATAGCGCCTTTGCGTTCAGAACCTTGTCTAATAATCTTAGTTACAGAACCTGGACCAAACCAAGTAAGTGGGTCAAGAGCAATAGCATCTACTGCGTCAATTACACCTGACATAACTCGATAAGGAGTAGAATCAGGGTGAACACCTAGACCATTGATAGCAAGACGACCAAGAGTAAATGATTCGCCATTTATACGACCATAAGCACTCATAGCCTTAGCCTGTGCTTTGCCAGCCTCAGTTTCAGGAGTTACAAAGAAACCTGAACCAGTTCCCTTGCCTTTAAGAATTTGTCCTACAGTTGTAGTGCTAGAGTTAAGTCCAAAAAATCCTAAATCTTTAGCGATGTTATCTGCTTGACCAGAATACAAGTCACGAGCAACAGTAGTAATAACTTCTTTAGGAAGGGCAGTTGCCGCAAACGTATAACGAAGAGAGCCTTTTAGAATAGAATAAATTCCATTAGCAAGATTCTTGTTATTTTTTGCTGCAGAAGAAATTGTATTTACATTTACTAAGTCTTGTTTAAGTTGAGCAATGCCATCAGCAGTTGCTAATTTTTCAACACCTTTTGAGTTAGCATCCCAACCTGATTTTGCAGAGGCAAGTAAAAAGTCTTTACTTTGGTTAGGAAACTTTTGAGTTAATGATGCAAATCTATCTTGAACTGTTGGGTCAAGATTAATTATAGCATTATCAATCGCTTCTGCATTTGCTCGTGCAATTACATCTACATCCCATAAACCGCTAAATTGATATTGTTTACCAGCCTCGTAAAGACTGTTCTTTATATTGGGGTTCTGAGCCATTAAACCCCTTCTTCATCAAATGCTTCAACTATTCTTCTCCATATAGGAGTTGGGTTCATTGCATATTGAGCACGAGCAAGAACGGAAAGTTCATTAGGTCCTGCTACTGGAGGAGTTAATTCGCTAGGTTGACGACCAGCAGTAAGTCCTGGAGCACCATCGGTTGCTGGAAGATTAGGATTACCTGGAGCAAAAACATCAATAGGTAAACCATTATTGCTATCAGTTCTAACAGGAGCAGGGGCAGGCATACCACCAACTGCTGGAGTAGGAACATTTGTAGATGCGCCTTGTGCAAGAGAAGTTAAATTACTTCTTTCTTGATAAGCCCCACCTGTAGCATTTTGAATCTTTGCTTCGCGTTGAATTTTTGATACACGTTCAGAAATATTATTATCGGTTCTTTTGGAATCAGCACCAACGCCAGAAACTACTTGCTTAACCATTAGTCCTCATCCTCATCCATGTATTTTGATATTTCATTTATTGAAGGAATTCTCCACTCAACCCAGTCAGGGTAAGATTCCTTGTCCATCATAATTGTCATTGCTACATCTGTTTTAAACCCAGCCTTAAGCAGGGCAGTATAATATTCATTAAGCCAAATACAATACATCTCAAGACGATTGTATGAATCACTCTCTATCGTATCGCTAGGAGCAATTTTCTTTTTCCTAGGCGTAGCCACTTTATCCCTGTAATCCAGCAAGGATTGTTGCTAGGTCAGGAGCGCCACCTTGAGGCGGTTGTCCTGGTTGTTGAGGGACTCCGACGGGAGGTTGTCCAGGAGCGACTGGGGACTGGGGAGCCTGCTCAACTGGAGCCTGTTGGCCCATCGGAGCCATCTCTGACTGCATCTGTGCAGGTGCTTCAGCCACAGGTGGCGTGAATACTGCAAGAGCAGCAGCCTCTATACTGTCCCCGTTGCGACGACGTTCGATAACATCAGCAATATTTTTTATTAGATTTGATGGGTCTTGCCCCTGCGCTGCCATAGCGGGTATGGCTTGTGCGCTTGCTGTGATTGCTGCTGTGAGATTATCTCGCATTTTTTCTATTTCAATTCGTTGCTCTTCCAATGTAACGTTTACGTTCCATGGGAGTTCACGGCGAATGAAATCCTTTGACACTAAATCAGCACCAAGTGCTTGTAGTGAAAAGATTAGGGCTCTTGATGGGTCTAGTCCAGCCATAAGACCATAACGAACTTCAATTGAAAAGTCGTTCTTGATGTCTTTGCTTGGCTTATACTTAAGTTCGTATGGCATACCTTGTGCTACGCCACGAACTGTTTTTTCTTCGTCGAAGAGAATCTGGTCAAGTTCAAAGCAACCACTAATAACTTCTTCAAGTGTTTCTGCTAGAACTGTTTGACCAGCCTTGATTTGAGAGTCAAAGCCACCAAGCAGTGCTTGGACACCTTGACCTGTAATAATGTTAGCATTGATGTTTCCAGTTCTACCCTCAGGGTAGCGAGCACCAATACGAAGTTCTGACTCAAGTGTTGCTTGTTCTTGGAACGCTGCTGCAGGAACATCTAGTCTTACGCGACCTACGCCTTGTGGTGAATCAGTTCTGATAATAGCATCAGGACCCATAGGCATATCAATAACATCGGTAGGCATAGTCATAGGAGCCTGAATAGACTTCTCTGCTGCTTCCATTGCTAGGTTAGCAAAACGAGCACGTGCTAATTGAACACCAACGACATCATCAAACTGTCCGCGTGGTTCATCATCAATTCCAGGGCGACGGGCAATGTAAACCATCATCTTGCCTAGAGGATTCTTAGCGCGTGATAAAACTAAATTGTTACGCTCAGGGATAAATAGAACAATAGTGTCCTTATCCATATAGCGAATCATCTCAACAGGAGTTGAGGTATTGCTGTTCCAGCCTGAAGGACCTAGTAATGCACCAGAGTGTTCAGGATAATCATTTGCTAGTTCGCCTACTGTTTTGTTGTAACGCTTTGAGTAGGAGATGCAACGACCAAATCTATCAAACTCGGGATAAGCACCAATAGGGTCTTCTACACGAATACGTGGAAGATTGGTTTCAAAGTCTGCTTCAATGATTAGGGGAAGGAAACCATATGTGAAATACCAGTCTGCGCCCCAATACATTTGGGATTGAAGACGTGAAGTATAAACATAGTTGTTGGCAAGCATACCGCGCTTATCAGCAAAGGCACGCGCTTTATCATTGTTGATATTAGTTGTTGAGCAGTTAAAAGATGGAAGAGGTGCTAGAACTTCAGCAAGGTCGCGTGCTGCGACATCAATGAAGTTTGCAACCATTGAGGAATCCGCGCCTGTTGGAAATAGGTCAGGAAAAGATGCGACCATATTTCCTTTACGGATAGCAAGCATAGTTGCCATTCGGGCATCACGAACAGAGTGCTTGTCCTTAAGGACTTGCACTTTACGTGCTATGCTGTCAATATCTAAAGCCATTTGATTCCTAACGATTGATAAAATTTATTGTAATTACTTTAGACGCTTAAGCGCGTTTGCTCAAGTCCAGCGATAACCTTTGCCACTTTGAACTTTTCTTAATTCTTCCATTTTTCTTTCTGCTGGACCACCAGTTTTATACATCTTGCCTTGTATCTCTACCTCAAAATCTTTTTGTTTTACTTTAACACTATTTTTTTGAATATAATTAGTTTCTTTAGCAGAACCAGCACCTGGTTTAATTACAGATTTTTTACTTGAAAGACCGCCACCTGTTTTTACATCTGGTTTAGCATTTGGTTTAGCCACACCTGATACAGCATTAGTGTTCTTACGGACTCGTGCTCCACCGCTACCAGCGCCTTTAAATACTGAACTTACTTTACCACCGAAAGATGATACTGAGCCCCAATCGGAGCCAGGTTGCTTTGCCATAATTATTTAGCCTTCTTAGTAGTAGTCTTTTTAACAGCGGCTTTCTTTTTAACGCCACCTGATATTGCTGCAGTTAGACGTGTTTTTGATGCTTTCTTTTCTTGCATTTTTTGAATACCAACACCACGAGCAACTGTCTTGCCAGTATCTATCATACGGCGGGATTGAATAATTTTGCCAGCCCTTGTTTCTTCCGCCATAGTTAAATCTTGGCCTGTTGCTGTCTTGGAAATTTTATTAGCAAGTCTTTGGTTATCTCTATAATAATATTTAGCATCATCTGCTTTGCTTTTTGCTTTATTTATTTTATCATTTAATGCGCCCATAATGTTTTCCTATTCTTGAAATTCCATCTCGTAGTCATTAAGATTAATGGACCCGCGATATTGTAATTGTCTTGGAGTAGCCCACTTGTTTGATAGGTGGGTTTGATTCATCTTGCCATTGTTTACTACTTCGCGGGCTCTTAGTTCACAGAACCATAGGGCCATTACGCAGTCAGTCTTACCCTTAGTGTCAGGTCGCCAAGTAATCAATTGCTGGATTAGAGCCTTGATTCCTTCTGAACCATCTTGAGAAGGTAATTCTAATAAGTTATCATCTTGGTGTGTATTGTTACGAGCAGTCCCAAAAAGTCCAGACATTGCTGCCACACCGAAGCCAGTATCCCATTTGTTCTTACCAGTAAACTGGCTAGAGAAGCGAATACCATTTGAAGCAAGGAAAGTTCTTAAAACATCATCTAGAGCATAAGCCTTCTGATGAGCGTTAGTTTCAATTCTCAGTTCATTAGGTTTATACTTCCTAGCCCAGTCTTCAATTAAGTGTTGAATCTTCTGAGGCGTAGGGTCTTTCATATTCTCAACATCAAGGATGTAGCGCTTACGAGTAATTCTATCTACAGTCATAATCACTGCTGCAGTATTACCTGTCATAGCAGGGTCTAAGCCCATAATGGTGTAGCCTGAGCGAACTTCAGTAGGATGACCGGCAGCACCTGGCTTCAATGGACCGCGCTTTCGCATACGATTTATAGAGCCTTGCACACATAGAGGTGAGAAGATAGAATCTTCCTGCACATCTTGTTGCTGATAAACTAGCGCCCAAGCAGAGGCAGATACTTCAGAACGTCTGCGAAAGAGGGCGGGACCATCCCACTTGGGGTAAAGTCCATTCTCATCTGGCTGAATTTCATCTTCGTTGCCCTCCCAAGGTATATGGGACTTGGGCCATAACGTAACCCAATCTTCAGGCTTATCATTAATTTCTAAAACTGCTGGCATAAGCATATATGTAAAGGGAGTCTTACCAGAAGACCAGTGCTCAGGTTGGCGTAGTTCTCTATAGAGGTCATTAGCCGCAATTCGCGTCCCCACTATAAGCAACTTACCAGCATCACCCAGACGAGTAATAACATCTCGCTGGAGCCATAGGAGTTGCTTCTCCCATTCATGAGCGTTGGAGGTAGTCACAACGTCATCAAGGATAATCAAGTCTGAACGAGCACCAGTGATTTGACCACCGATACCTAGGGCTTGGACTGTAGGGTCCTTTTCAGTAGAGTCGCGAGAGATGTAGATTCTCTCAGCCTTCCAAGAGTCAGCGTCTTCCTTCCAGCCACCGGCAGAGCCATAGACAGCCTGCATCTTAGCCCAGCGTTCGTGACTGAGGCGTTGCTTGATGGAGTAGAGATACTCCTTGGCACGCTCTTGAGTTTTGGAAACAATAGTAATTTTGACATTTGGATTCATAGCAATCCGATAGACGCAATAGTTCACAGTGATAACTGTAGACTTAGCGTGCTCAGGAGGCACATTGACTAGGAGGCGTTTAGCAGAAGCCTTCTCATAGACCATAGAGTCGTGGAGCCAGGATGGCTCGTTGCCCTCTAGGATGTCAATCCAATTCTGATGATGAGGAAAGATAGGTGAGTCTAGGAACTCCTTAGAAAACTCAGCAAAGCCAATCTTATACTTGGCATCGCCGCTAACCATATCCATAACTTGATTGCCAGTTTCCTTAGCCTTCTCAAGTTCCTTAATAAATTTCAGGTCCTTCTTCCAGTCCTTCATGACATCAGGCTTTCTATCAGCCTTGATAATGGCATCTTGAAGAGATAGACCTTGGGCTACAAAGGCAATAACTTTGACCTTTGCTTCCCTTAAAGCAATAACACTGTGGTGTTCAACACCCGCTTTAGCACCCATAATAAAACACCCCTTTATCCCCCTTCGTTCGGCGCTCTCTAGAGCGCCTCACTACCCCCTCGAGGCAAGCCATTAAGGCTTGCTACTAGCCAGGTAAAACTCACTAGGGACTTCCGTTCGTTTTACACTACATATATACTAACCCGTTCAAATAGGGTAAAGCGAACGCTCTAACCCGATATTTATACATAATTCCCTGAAATGTCCAGATATATGGCAAAAGGATGGTAAAAAAATATAAACTGATAGTGGTATATAGGGCGTAGCCCGAAAAATAAGCACTGGGGTCGCGTGCGACCCGTGCGAAAG